CGGTCAGCCTAGACTGCCGGGGCTTTTGCGTCACCCTTGGCCTTCCTTCGCGGGCGTCTGCCCCTTGATCTTCACCGTCGCCTCGCCCACATCATACGACTCGTTGTATTTCGCCTCGCTCCCGTCCTCTTTCGCTCCAAGCCACCGGGCGGCGAGCTTCCAGCAGAGGGCTTCCGCGCGCTGCCGCTGCGCCGGGCGAAGCTGGCAAGCTGCGTGTCGAGCTGTGTTTTGTCGATGGCCTTGGACTCGGCGGACTCTCCCACGGCGGATTGCGGACGGACCATACGAAGGGAGATTTCCTGCACGCTGGCCTCGTCGCGGGCAAGGGCTTCGGCCTGCGCCTGAAACGCGGTGCCTGACGGGCTCCACGTACTGCGCGGTGATGCCGCCCGGTTCCGTGCTCATGAGGGCGTTGGAGCTGGCGACCACGAACGTGTCCCAATGCTCTTGGCTTACGCCGCCCACGTTGAGCAGGGGGACGGCCCGGTCGAACAGCATCTTGTCGAGTTCCGAGTCCCGTCTGTAGATGCGCAGGATCAGGGACAGCACATCGTCCGTGGCGGGGAGCCCGGTCATGGGGGAGGTCGGCTCGAACAGGAACGGCACCAGCGGCACGGCGCCGAGCCCGTGCCTGCGCTCCCTGTCCTCGGCAATGGGGTACCGGGAACGGCAGCACAAGATCGAAGCGCAGGGCAAGGAACGCGCCGCGTAACAACAGCCCCGCCCTGATAATCAGGCGGGGCTTTTCTTTCCCTCAGCAGGAGATTGTATGAGCAGCCTCAACAAGGTGATGATCATCGGAAGGCTCGGGCGCGATCCCGAGATGCGCTACACCCAGGCCGGAAAGCCCGTATGCAGCCTGAACGTGGCTACGGATGAGGGCTACACCAACGACCGGGGCGAAAAGGTCGACAAGACGGAATGGCACAAGGTCGTCTTCTGGGACCGGCAGGCCGAAACCTGTTCGCAGTACCTTGCCAAGGGGAGCCTCGTGTTCGTCGAGGGCAGGCTCTCCACCCGCAAGTATCAGGACCAGCAGGGGCAGGATCGCTACGTCACCGAGATTCAGGGGCAGCGCGTCCAGTTCCTCGACCGCAAGGCGGACGGCGACGGGCAACAGGGCCGACAGGGAGGCGGACGCCAGACACAAAGGCGGCACTCCGCCGACTATGAAGACCTTGGCCCCGCCTTCCCTTCCGAAGCCTCCGGCCTCGATGGCGTGCCTTTTTAGGCAAAACCAATAGGATAGAATATGGCACAGACCGCAGAAATTCTGGAAGCCCTCCCGCCCGCGCAGGAGCAACCCGCCGGGCTCGCCCTGCTGGACCTGAACGTCACCGCGACGCCGTTGGTCATCACATGGGACAAGGACGCCGTATCCGCCCTGCTGGATGCCGTCCTCGCGCAGTATGCGGGGCTGGAGGTACAGGAAGCCGACGTGCCCGCCATCAAGAACGAAATGGCGGGGCTGAACAGGCTCAGGGAACGGATGGACAACGCCCGGAAGGACATCAAGCGGCGGATTGCCGGGCCGCTGGACGGGTTCGACGCCGAGGTCAAGGCGCTGATCGCCCGCATCGTGGATGCCCGCGCTGCGCTGGACACGCAGGTCAAGGACTTCGAGCGGCGCGACCGTGAAGGCCGACGCGCAGCCGTCCAGTGTGTCGTCGACAACATCAAGAGCTGTGAAGGCGTGCCGGAACTGGACATCCCCATCAACCCTTCATGGCTGAACAAGTCCACGCGGCAAGCCGAGATCCACGAGGACATCAAACGGATCATCGCCGCGTACAGGCGGGAGTGCGAAGAAACCCGCCGGATGGAACAGGCCAAAGCCGACCGCATCGCGCTGGTGGAGGCCACGGCAAAGGCTCAGGCGGAACAACACGGTTTCGCGCTTCCCCTGTCGAAGTTTGCGGCCTGCCTGACGCCGGATATTTCCGGCGAGGACGCCGCGGGCATCATCGGGCAGGTGTATGCGGCGGAAGCCAAGGCCCGCGAAGAGAGCAAGCCCGCCCACGTCGTCAAACCTGCGGAACCGCGCCCCGATTCGTTCATTGAGCAGGAGGAGGGCTTTCCCTTCGCCCCGCCCGTGAACGTGGCTTGTACCCTGACCCTCAGCGTCAAGTACGCGCCGAAGTACGAGGATACCGTACAGGAGGCCCTTGCCCTGCTCCGCACGGTCGGCCTGGTCACAGTTTTCTAATCCTCCGGCGCCCACCTCCCGCGCCGTCCCCATAGAGCCCGCCGGGGGGCATGTACCCCGGCACAATGCCAATCCGCCCGCATCACAGCGGGCTTTCTTTTACCATAAGGAGAAAGAGCCATGAGCAGCCCTCTCGATATGCGAACCATGAACAACGGCGGCGTGGTCGAAGCCGTCAACATCGCGCTTGCCAAGGTCGCGGACAACATCGCGGACGTGAACACGCCGCCGGACAAGCCCCGCACCGTCACCCTCAAGATCACCTTCAAGCCCGACGAGAGCCGGACGCTGATCGCATCCAAGGCGGTCGTGACGACCAACCTCCAGCCGCAGGAGCCGCAGACCATCCCGGTCGTGCTCGACAAGCTGGACGGCGCGCCCATGCTGTTCGAGTCCTTCACCGACAACCGCCCCGACCAGTACCGTTTTGACGGCACGTCCCCTACGGAACTCAGGGGCAATGGCAGCGTGACCGTGAACGTCACCCCGTTCAAGAAGGCTGAGGAACATCCCATCAACCAGTAACAAAAGGAAAAAATCACATGGAAATCAACCGTATTGAAGCTGACAGGCACCTCATCGGCGTAGGCCGGGAACTCGAATCCCTTGACGGCAAGGCCAAGGCCACACTTCCCATTCATGCCACGGAAGACGGGATGCGGTTCTACAAGCCTATGCTTGAAGGAGAATGGATTCCTCTCCTTGACGCCGCTCAGGGCACGCTCAACGTGGGCACCTTGCAGGCCGTGGTGGACTACATCAACCAGAACCCCGACGGGATGGACCTCAGCAAGATCCTTGTCCACGTCTGCGATGTGACGACCGTGAAAGTCATGTCCATCCCCTTTGGGGGCTGGAAGCAGCGCACCACGTACATGCGGGCCGACGCCGTCGTCCCTGCCCACCGTTTCGGAAGCTGGATCTCACCCGACGAGTTCGTCCCCTATCTCCAGTCCTGCTTTGTCCCCTCGGACGATCTCGATGCACTCATCAAGATCAGCGGCAATATCGTGGACACCTCGGAAGTCCGCGTACAGGACGACGGCGTGTCGCAGGAAGTGTCCATCCGGCAGGGCGCGGCACGCAAGGCCGAAGTTCCCGTACCGTCCCCTGCGGTCGTCTTCCCGTTCAGCACCTTTGCGGAAGTCGCGCAGCCAGCGCACAAGGTCGTGTTCAGGCTCCAGTCCAGCCCGCTGGCCTGCAAGCTCATCGAATGCGACGGCGGCGCGTGGAAGCTGGAAGCCATCGCCAACATCCGCACATGGCTGCTTGAAAACCTGCCTGAAGGCGTGAAGGTCATCGCGTAGCACCCCACGCCCCCGGTTTGGCTTCATCAGACCGGGGGCTTCACAGGAGAACTTGCCATGCCTTTCCAAGACGCCTATGAGCGGATACTTCAGTCCACGGGCCTGCGCACGCAAACGGATGTCGCCGCCCTGCTCGGTGTGAAGCAGAGCAGCATCTCGGATGCGAAACGGCGCAACCACATCCCCGATTCTTGGATCTTGACGCTTTTCAATAAGAAAGGCCTCAATCCCTCTTGGATCCGCACCGGAGAAGGCCCGCAGTATGTGGCGGGAACGGATACGCCCCCGACGCCTGTTTTGTCGGAACAGCAGGCGGCAGAGAGCCTTGAGCCGATACTCCGGGCGGCCCTGCTCGGCGTGGTTCCCGAGCTTGCCGACCAGCTCAGGCAAAAGATGAACCCATAACCTCAACACGCATCACACGGAACGGTAATGAACGACGCTGAAATCATGGAACTCGTTGATGAGGTCAGAAGGTGCGAACGCGCCGTGCAACAGGCGAAGAACGCTCTTGAAGTAGCCAAACGTGACGCCGCCGTCGCCGCCTGCCCCTACAAGGAAGGCGAT